TTTCCGAGTATTAGGTAGCTTGGCGGAGCTTATCCGTCGAGGCGCGGTGCTGGTATCGATCTCGACCAGCCCGTGTCGTCATGCGTCTGACTCGATGCATGACAAGTACAAGAGTCCCGAGCCGTTCAAAGAACAACACATCCCGCGCGCGCTTCAGCACGCGCAAACAGGCGCCGCGCTTCAAGCGTGACCGCGTCTCTCGTGCTCCGCAGTCCATGTCTGTGCAGTCGAAGACCCACGCTCCCCGTATCCAGACGAACAAGTCTGGTACCGTGTCCGTGGTCCGCAAGGAGTTCCTCCGTGACATCATCACGGATTCGTGGGGTGGTTACCACTACTACTACACCCTGAACCCCGGCGTGCCCTACAACGGCACTTCTGCGTGGTCCTCTTCGGTGGGCCGCAACTTTGAGTTTTACCGTATCAAGAAGCTCATCGTACAGTACACACCGCGTTGTGCCACCACGACCATTGGTGACATGAGCATGAGCATCGACTACGACTATGCCGACTTCAAGGGAGCCGGCAAGGTCGTTCCCAGTCGACCTGAGCTGCTCAACTCCACCGGTGCCGTCAACGGCGCCGCGTGGGCCCCGCACACCCTGCGCTTCGATGTGACCAAGCAACGCGACAACGGGTGGAAGCGGGTCGCTCTCGGTGGCGACGAGACGGACCTCGCCACCACGTACGCGGGTGTCGTCCTCCTTCGGGTTGATGGCGCCTCGACTGCTGAGGGGAACAAGTCCCTCAACATCGGGTCGATCTGGTTCGACTACGAGTACGAGTTCAAGGGTCCCGCGGTCAACTCCGCGACCACGAACACCATGCTGGAGACTGTCGTCTCCGCTCTTGGTGACGCGACCAAGTTCGTGGTCAACCACTGGGGTGTCATCCAGCCCATTGTGACGTGGCTTTACAACGCCGCCGACACGAACAACAACGTGGCGCCGTACCATGAGTACACGCTTCAGCTGCCGCGCGGGTTCGAGGGCGACATCGAGCTTTTCGGCCAGAGCGACGAGCACACACCTCCTCTGTGGTCCGGCTTCGATGGCCTGGGCTACAAGGCGTCGTTCGAGTCGGACTCCACGTTCGATGGGACCAACAACACCTCGTACACCCGGCTCACGGGTGTGCAGCCCACCGGTGCTGAGCAACACACCCCATCGCTTCGTTTCCGTGTCCCGGAGATCACGACGCACTTCAGTATGCTGATGCGCACTACCGCCCAGAACTCTCCTGCTCAGTACCAGAGCACGACCAGTCTCATGGCGCTTCACGGTGTGCTTGGCACTGAGGCGACGGCCCACACGCCCATCCCGCTCGTTGCCAACGGCATCTTCACTCCCGGGGCGGGTATGGCGCTCCAGCTCAACCGCACCCCCATCGCCCTGTCCATGCTCAGTGCAGGGTCGATGACGTTCACCCAGGCCTGGTCCGGCATCCTCAAGATCACGATCAGTGACACCAAGGATGCTTCACCTCCCGTGAACTTTGCCACCGACGCCGGCTCCACGGCGGACCACACCGAGGCGCTCGTCTCCTCGTTTGTGACCTCAGATGATTCCGTCTACTTCGTTGCCGTTCAGGCCGATGTTGACGAGACTCTCATGTTCACCATCTCCGGTGGCACTGTCCCGCACCCTGTCAAGATCGAGTTCGACGCTTGATCAAGGCCTTCTGCATGTTTCTCCTCATTTATGCATTCTTCCGTAAGGTGATGATCCACCTAGCGTTGATGATTCGGTGCGCTTGTCGTTGTTGTAGCTGCCGGTTCTCCGTGACGGTCGACATCTCTTGAGTCTGACCCCTCACCACCTTTCCCAGGAGACTAACGATCTCCCCCAATGGTACACTGGATTTATAGTTCCAAATACACGAGTCTATCAGCCGTGAAAGACAAAACTATTCCTGAGCAAACAGTTGTAAACCCGTTCGCAGAACGAGTCTGACGTAGGGGCGGCCACACACCGATTATTCGACGTGGCGTGCCTCGGTGCAAGCGGGGCCTAGCTTGCACCTAGTATTAGGTCGCTACCTTCCAACTTGATTCCAAAAACAAGTACCCGTCCAAGCGCGGTTTCCGTTCACGATCCGCGCCCAGTTCAACCGACCCCCTCGTGATCTCCGCGTACATCGATATGATGTCCGCGAAGTTCGCAACGTTCAACACTGTCGACGAGCGCTATAGAGGCCGCCACGAAGCGGCCAAGCGCAAGGCCCGCTATCTTGCGGGCCGCCGACAGGACGCAGGCGGCAAGAGAAAAGCCGCAGGGAGCACCGCCATTAGGCCCACTGGCGTGTCCCAATCGTCCCCCCACCGTCAGGCCTTAGCCCGGCGCACGTCTCATGCGAGCCAACGCGGCCGTGAGATGGGCGTTTCCGAGGATGGCCTTGACGCGTACAGGCGGTATCAGGAGAAGGGGCCCAAGGAGAAGCCCCCCCTGCCGCCGTGGTCCCGCCAGGCCAAGGCAAAGACCACCCCCGCCAGCTCACCACGCACCGCTGCCCGCGCCGCTCCTAAGGAGGTCGCGGATCTTAAGGCGCGCATCCTCGCGTTCAAGGCGATGGAGAAGGTCCCCGCCCGCTTTCCTGCGGGCGGCCGCAAGATGACGTCGACTCTTGCGCGGGATTGTGCCCGCAAGGACCTGCTGGCAGACGGCGACATCGAGTCCAACCCCGGCCCCCAGCATACCAAAGGAGGCCGCCCCCCGCCCAAGAAGGAGAAGGCGGGCCCGGCACACCCCCCCCGCGAGCGAGCTGCTGCTCCTGCGCGTGCTACGGCACCTGCGGGCGCAGACGGCCTCTCGGGTGGTTCTGCCGGTGGGCGTGGCAAGGGGGTCACCCGCGCTACGAAGCGCATGGCCTCCATTGCCCGGAGTGCACTCGACGGCCTCGATCAGGCCGCCGCCGCTCAGGCCCCCCCGGACAAGCCGGAAAAGCCTGTCTACCCCCCTGCGCCGCGTCGTCGTTATGACGGCCCGGACATCGGCCCCTTCGAGTTGAAGCGGTTCTGCGTGTGGTACTTCACCCTCGTCTCCTGGCTGACCACAGTCACCTACGAGCGGTCCACGCAGTTCAACTCCCGCCCCATCGTACCCACATCGGGCGAGGGCCCCACCATCGAGCAAGAGATGGACCGTCGCACAGTTGACAACACTGGTGCCGAGCTCGCCAAGGGTGACTTGTGTACCATGAATGTCAAGGTCCGTGGCTATCGCCTCAAGTGGCTCTGCGCTGCGCTGGCCTGCCTGATCGTCGGTTTCACCGCGGTCTCGCTCGCCTTCTGCTGGCTGACAATGCTGCTGTTCGCGCTCATGCTCTTTTGCACCACATCCTGCCTGTTCGTTGCACCCATCAACTTGGAGTTTTCCTACATTCCTCACGTGATGGCGATGTGCTTTAACAGCATTGGGAACTCTACGGACGAGCAGACGATCTCTCGTGGCGCGCACCTTGCTGCCACCTACCGCCGGCTGCCTGTATCAGACTCCACGTCGATGCAGCTGGGGTTCTGGTCAGCCAAGCTGTCCATGTGGTATCTCCGCCACGGGGATTTTCTCCTAGGCACTGCAAGTACAACCGGCCTGCAGCTGCCACCTGTTCTAGACCAAGACGGTTTCGTCGCTGGCTGGACGCGAAGCTTCATCCTCGTGTCTGGTTTCACGGCGTCCGTGTGGGTGAGCTGCCGCTCCCCCCGCGGGACATTCGACCTTTTGTGTGTCGCGTTCAATCGCGCTACCAGCAGCGTCGGATCGTCTTTCGCCGCCTTCCCTACGGCTTCTGCGTTGGGAACCCACCTCTCTCGTGGGATGGCGGCGATCCGGAGGTCATGGTCGTGGGTTTGGCGCAACGCTTGTATCGTAGCCTCCCTGACGTCCAGAGTCGTGACCTTAGAGCGTTTGCTGCTCATTGCCTGCGTCTACTTCATCGCGAATTTGGCGTACATGATCCTTTTAGTTTCACGGCATGGGCGCGGCGAACGCATTACTCTCTAGAACAGATTGCCGAGTTCCGAGGTCTGATTGAGGACCTCAAGGGTGCACTACCGACCCTAAAACAGCTCAATCAGTACAGCCCGTTCGTCAAGAGCGAGCCGTACGGTACTCCCAAGCCACCCCGTCTCATCCTCGCACCCACGCCCATGATGAAAGCGTTCTTCGGACGATTCATCATGCGCCTCGAGGAGATCATGGGCAAGATGTCTGTGTTTGTCAAGCACACGACACCGGCTGAGCGCATGCAGCGCGTCATCGCGCTTGCTGGCCAGTTTGAGTACTACTACGAGACCGACTTTACTGCCTTCGAGGCTAGTTTTACGCCGGTCATCCAGGATGTGTGTGAGAACGCTCTGTTCTCTCACGTGTTCCGGAACCATCCCGACGTCTGCAAGTTGCAGCGTGCTGTGAATTCAGGCACGTGCTCGCTACGTAGTCGTTCTGGGGTGTCGGCCAAATTAGATGGCCGCCGGAAGTCCGGCGATCCCTGGACGAGCTGTTTCAATGGCTTCTCCAACTACTGTCTGGTGACCTACTTCGCTGAGAAACAAGGTAGCCGGATGGACGGGATTTTTGAGGGTGACGACGGCCTCTTTGGCATGTCCGAGCCTTTCGCCGGAGACTTCACCGTGCTTGGATTCGACGTCAAGATGAAACGTGTTCCCGACCCTCGGCTTGCTGCTTTCTGCGGCTTGACCTTCGGCGACTCGGAGCAGGTCATCCGCGACCCTGTTCGTTTCCTGCAAAAGTTCGGATGGACTTCCTCCCACCTCTTAGGGCCCCACAAGGTCATGCTCGAGCTGCTCCGCGCCAAGGCGTTGAGCGCCCTGCATGAGACCCCACACTGCCCGATCATAGCGGTTGTGGCCCGGGAAGCGCTCATACGCACCCGGTCCAGCAATCCACTGTTCGTCAACGACGGTTACCATGACTTTTCAAGGGTGAACCGTGATGAGCAGACATTGCCCCCTTTTGCTCCTTCAGCGTCTACTCGCCTTCTCTTTGCTGAGACCTACGGCATCCCCGTGGAAACCCAGCTGCTCATCGAGAACATGGCAACATCCGGCAGGATGGACGAGATCAGTGGCCTCATGGTCATCGATCCTGAAGTTAGCAGGTCCGAATACACCCACGTGTGGTGAGAGGACCAAAACATTCCCTACCAGATGGATTGAAACTGGGTGCGATAAT